CTCCAAGCGTAGGCACAAGAAGCCACCACTCCACATGCGTAAGAAGCTTACGCCTTCCCAGTCGCGGATGATTAAGAACGGAAGCTAGTACATGGAGAACCTAGAACTAAACCTTCTTGCTTCCACTCTCAGAACAGAACACTGGGAGAAAATAAAAAATTTCATAACACCCCAGATGTTTCCCAAGGAGTGGCGGTCGATAGCACAGGCCATCACTGAGGCGCATCTGAAGTACGACAACATTGAACTGTTGGATGCCAAGACAGTCCATGCTGTCCACGGGATGATGTTCCCTGCCATGCCCGACAGCAAGGGCGATGAGGCCAATGAACTAATTACCAGCTTGTGTAGTGTCCCCGAGATGGACGACAACCTAGCCTACGATTACGCCAAGAAGTTCTGGCAGCGCAGCATGGCGAAGCAGATAGGTGAGAAGGCTGTGCAGTTCTGGGTGGGCGATGATGAGAACGCTTTCTCTGACATTGCAAAGCTTATGGACCGCGTAACTAACAACTCAATGGAAGGACACGAAACCTTTACCATTGTGCATGAAAGCTTTGATGAATTAATTGAGTCGAGCAACAAGCCACCAGAGTTTTTGTTTGGCATTCCTTCTATGGAAGAGCATCTGCCGGGGATGAACCGCGCTGACTTCGGTGTCATCTTTGCACGGCCAGAGGTTGGCAAGACCAGTTTTTGCGCCCACCTTGTGGCGCAGTACCTTGCACAAGGCAAGAAGGTACACTACTGGGCTAACGAAGAACTAGCCAAGAAAGTAAAGCTGAGAATAACAACAGCTTTCTTTGACATAGATAAATATACTTTGCTGGAGAACAGGCATGATTACAAGTCTACCTATGATGATGTTATTGGCAATAACCTTGTTGTTATTGATTCCGTAGGCACGGACATCACAGAGATAAACAGCTTCACCACGCTGAACAAACCCGATGTCATCTTCATTGACCAACTAGATAAGGTTAAGATCGGTGGTGACTTTGGGCGCGGTGACGAGCGGCTCAAAGAGTTGTATGTCATGGGCCGTGAACTGGGCAAGCGCAATGACTGTCTTGTTTGGGCTGTGTCTCAGGCTAACTACGAGGCGCACCAGCGGGAGATCATTGACTTCTCCATGATGGACAACAGTCGTACCGGCAAGGCTGGTGAGGCAGATGTTATCCTTGGCATAGGCAAGGGCTTGGGTGTTGATGACAACACGAGGTTCCTGACTATCAGCAAGAACAAGGTCAATGGCTGGCATGGTACAGCCCACGCATTCTTAAACATTGCAACAGGAAAGTACTACGTATGATTACCTGTTTAGATATTGAGAACACCTTTTCTAAAAAGGATAGTTCTCCATACTCTGGCAAAAATCAATTGGTGTCTGTTGGATACAAGACGGACACAGGAGACAAAAATTACCTTTGTTTCTTTCACAGCGACAGGCCACCCACACCCAACAACTTTGGGCTGTTGCAGGGTGTACTGTCCAGCACAACGCTATTGATTGGTCACAACATCAAGTACGATCTTCAGTGGCTCCTGTACTGTGGCTTTGTTTATGATGCTGCTGTGTGGGATACAATGGGCGTTGAGTACTTGCTTGCCAGAGGTATGAACAGAGAGATAAACCTCGATGCCTGTTGCAAAAGAAGAAACGTGCAGCAAAAGAAAACAGGACTGATTGACAACTGGAGTACCCAGCCGGATGAGATGTCATGGACTATCTTAGAGGAGTATGGTACACAGGACGTTAACTCTACTTATGACCTAGCAATGGCACAGGCAGAGTTACTTGAAATAGATTTAAAGGAATGGTCTGTCCAATGATGGAACCTGTGGTCAAGCTTCATATGGATGTCTGTCGTGTTCTCTGTGACGTAGAGACAAACGGCATTCGGATTGATGTTGACAAGCTCTCTCAGATTGAGAGGGACTTCAAGAAAGAGTATGCTGACCTAGCGGAAGACCTTGACCTAATACTGAAGGACTTGTGTGGGGATACCCCCATCAACCTTGCGTCTGCCGAAGATCGGTCTAAGTTCTTTTACTCTCTTGCTGTTAAGGACAAGAAGGTCTGGAAGGCAAAGTTTGATCTCGGCACTGTGTTGAAGGACGGCAAGCGTAAGAAGAAGTTTGTCAGGACTACAGCCCACAGACAGTTTATTATGAAGTACATCCCACTGGTCAAGCCTGTCAAGAAGACAAGGCGCAGAGATTGTACCAACTGTGGTGGCAGGGGCAGCGTTGAGTTTGTACGCAAAGACGGTAGCTACGGTATGCCACGCAAGTGTAAGACTTGCTTCGGTCGTGGCTCTGTCTACAACGAAACAACAGATGTGGCTGGCATTGGTTTGCGGCCAGAGAACGAGAAGGACTTGTCTGTTCACGGTTTCAAGACAGACATGACAACTATCCGCAGCAAGCTTCTACAGGTTGATGGGGACAAACGAGAGTTTCTTGAAAAGTACATGAGGTACAATGCTCTTTCTACATACCTTAATACTTTTATAGAAAACATTAAAATTAATACAAACAAGAAAGGATACATACATCCACAATTTATGCAGTGCATAACAGCAACGGGCCGCTTATCTTCGCGCAATCCTAACTTTCAGAACATGCCTAGAAGTGGTACTTTTCCTGTCCGCGCTGCTATCGTGAGCCGTTTTGAAAACGGTAAGATACTTGAGGGGGATTACAGCCAGCTAGAGTTTCGGGTGGCTGCTTTCCTTTCTCAAGACAAACAGGCTCTTGAAGACGTTAAGAATAATATTGATGTCCACTCCTATACTGCGGACATTATCGGTGTATCTCGACAAGACGCAAAGGCACACACATTTAAACCCCTCTATGGTGGTACGTCAGGCACTGAGGCGGAACGTCGATACTACACCGCATTTCTTGAGAAGTACTCTGGTGTTGCAGAATGGCAACAGAGGCTATGTAACGAAGCACTGGTGAGGAAAAAGCTTACTCTCCCATCAACTAGGGAATACATGTTTCCTAATGTTAGGAAGTATCCCAGTGGCGGTTACTCTAACTCAACTCAAATAAAAAATTATCCTGTTCAAGGATTTGCAACGGCTGATCTTTTACCTATCGCATTGGTAATGTTACATAAAAAAGTTAAAGAAAGTAGAATAAAAAGCTTGATTTGTAACACAGTGCATGATAGTATTGTTATGGATGTTCACCCTGATGAAGAGGAAACCTGTATAGAGTTAATGAAGGATGCAATGCTAAGTCTTAAAGACGAGTGTTCTCTGAGGTTTGGCGTTGAGTACAACATGCCTGTTGGCATTGAGTTGAAAATTGGAACTAACTGGTCCGACTTAAAGGAAGTCGGCGTTTACGAAAGGACGTAATGAATGAGTAACTTAGCTGTTGTTGAAACCCAATCACTGACTGATCTAGTGACAGCCGATAAAGCAGACACTGCTGCTATCATGGCTTTGCTGGGTCAAGCTAGTGAGGCGGGGTCTACAAAAAGCGTTGACTTTTTACCCAAGCTTGCCATTGAACACAACACTGAAGATGAAGAAGGTAACACCCTTCCGAGAGGACAGTGGAAGTTCAAGGATGCTTCTGGGCAGTGGCAACACTCCAAAGAAGTAACCTTCCGACCATTCCTGCGGCGGTACATGTACACTGTCTGGGACAATGCGGAGCAATCTTACGGCAGTATGTCGATCCAAGGGGCATCCTTTGGTGATGAGTTCTTTGACACTGCTGGCGGAATCCGCTGTGGCAAGCTCAACAAGCGTGACTTGGAAGGCTTGTCTTCTGACGATCCAGAGAGGACACTACAAGCTAATATCAAGTGCGCCCAAGTAGTCTACGGTATGGTCGAGACTGACTCTATCGAAGCTACACCCGCTGTCTGGTACGCTCGTGGCAGTAACTTCATGCCTGTTGCGGATTGGATCAAGACTCTAGAGAAGCAAGGTAAGTTGCTGTTCAATACGAGAGCAACGCTTTCTACGCTACGACAGAAGTACGGTGGGAACATCTACTACAAGTCAAAGATCGACGTTAAGGATTACGTTGAGTTTGACCCAAAGGTTGATGTGCCTATTCTTGAGAAGTTCGTTGAGTCTGTTAACTCTCACAATGCTTACATCGAGTCAGAATACAAAGAAGCCCGTGGGGACTTTGCTGACGCGCAGATTGTAGAATCAATGGATGCTGATGACTAACCTCATCAAAGAATACTTGCAAATTTATTTGCAAAGAGTCGTTTCGGGGGAAGGGAAACTTTCCCCCGATTCTATTGCTCTGTTGTCAAGTGAATTGACTGCGTCAGCAAACCGTCAGTTCTCAAACGAGAAGGCTACACAGAAGTGGCGACCTCGTATGTCTGGTCTGGGCAAGCCTCTGTGCCAACAGCAGCT